AGCGCATGCGCGCCAAGCACGACCAGACGCTTGAGTGGAAGCGCTTCAGCGCCATCAAGGGCGTGGTGACGGATGGCGCCGGGACCGTGCTCTACGACCTCTATCAGCACTTTGGAGTGACGCAAGCCAGCGTCGATTTCACGCTCGGCACCAGCACCACGAACATTCGCGCCAAGTGTGAGGCCGTTGTCAACCAGATTGAAGACAACCTCATGGGCGACACGATGACCGGCGTGCGCGTGTTCGTCTCGCCCGAGTTCTGGCACAAGCTGGTGGCGCATCCGGCCGTGGTGGACTACATCAAGAACACCCCCAGCGCCCGCGCGTTCATGCAGTCCTCTTTCAACGAGATCGAGGTCTTCGGCGTGGTGTTCGAGCAGTACCGCGCCAGCGTCAACGGCCAGCGCTTCATCGCCGCCAACGAAGGCCATGCGATCCCTGTTGGCACGACCGACACGTTCGCCACCTACTTCGCCCCGGCGGACTTCAACGAGACCGTCAACACCGTGGCGTTGCCGTTCTACGCCAAGACCTGGCCGCAGGAAGGCGACCGCGGCTACGTGCTGCACACGCAGAGCAACAGCCTGCCGCTGTGCCACCAGCCGGCCGCGCTGGTCAGGGTCTTCACCAGCAACTGATGGGAGCCGTCATGCGTGTGCTGATCCTGCAGCAGGCGGTTCTGGCCGGGCAGATGCTCGCCCCCGGCGTCGTGGTCGATGTGGACGACGCTACTGCCGCCTGGCTGATCGAGGCGGGAGCCGCGCAGGCGCTGGATCAGCCTGCGCCTGAGTCGCAGCCGCGCAAGCGCGCCAAGACGCAGGAGTGACGCGCCATGCCGATCCTCACCAGAGCGGAGCTGGAAGCGCGCATCGGCTCGGACGACATCGTGCGTCTGGCCGACCGCGACGCTCCGGCTGGCGAGGATGCGGGCGCGGTGCAGGCTGCGATCGACGACGCCGAGCACGAGGTGCTGGCCTACGTGCGCAAGGCAACGTCCGCGCCGATCCCTGATCCGGCCCCGCCGGTGCTCAAGCGCCTGGTGGCCGTGATCGCGCGCTACAACCTGTGGCGGCGCGACGTGCCGGTGGAGCACCCGGCCTATGTCGCCTACAAGGACGCCATCCGCGAGCTGCAGGCGATTGCCGCAGGCCAGGTGGCGCTGTTGTTCGATGATGGCGGATCGCCTGTGGTGAGCCTGGGCGCTGGCATCGGCTGGGCGCCGCCGCGCGTCATGACGGACGCTGCACTGGCGGGGATGGGGCCATGATCACCGTCACCCTCGACGACCGGGCGCTGAAGGTCGCCATCGATGGGCTGCAGGGGCGCATCGCCAACATGCGCCCGGCTCTGGCGGCGGCCGCGCAGGTGCTGCGCGAGGCGGCCATGCAGGCGTTCGACGAGAGCCGCTCGCCTGACGGCAAGGCATGGCCGCGCCTGAAGCCCGCCAGCATCGTCTCGCGCGCGCGGCGGCACTCGCCCAAGGGCTACGTCAAGAACCGCGCACGCACGCTGGCGCGCTTTGCCGACGCCAAGCCGCTGCTGGACACCGGCCAGCTGCGCAACAGCATCCAGGTGTACAGCGTCACCGACACCGAGGCCGTGGTCGGCACCAAGCTGCCGCACGCGGCCATTCACCAGTTCGGGGGCCGGGCCGGGCGCGGGCGGCGCGTCAGCATCCCGGCGCGGCCATTCCTTGGGCTGTCTGAGCAGGCCAAGAGCGAGATCGAGGACATCATCCGCCGCCACGTCGCAGGCGGTGTGGGGGGCGCGTGATGCCAATCCTCGCCGCCCTCGCCTCCCTCAAAGACCGCATCGCCGCGGCCGTGCCGGGCGCGGCCGTGGTGGCCGTGCACGCCGAAGACCTCTCCGGACGCAAGGTCAGCGAGTGGCTCATCAAGCTGCCCGGCATCTACGTCACCTGCGAAGGCGTGGATGTCAAGGCCCGCGAGGCCACGCTGCGCTTGCGCGTCTATGTGCTGGCGCGGCTGGCTGACCTGCGCCGAGGCCCTGCCGAAGCGGGCTGGGCGATGGCCGAGGTGGCGCTGGCGGCGGTGGCCGCCGACCCGCTGGTGACGGATGCGCGCCTCATCTACCGCGACGAGGCGGGGCTGGATCAACCCGGCATCGGGCTGTGGGAAATCGAAGCTGCCCGCCGCTACGAACTGGCGCCTGTCGATCCCGAGGCGCTGCCCGACTGCCTGCGGCATCTGCGCTACGAGGAGCTTTACACGAGCTGGGCGCCGTGGATCGGCGCGGCCCACGAGCCGCGATACGAACGTGTTCATGGCGATGCGCCGAGCGCTGGCGAGCAGGATATCGGCGAGCTGCTGCCATGACTACCACGCCTGACACCCTCACGCTGGAGGCCGCCACCGCCGAAGGGCTGGCGCTGCGCGGCATCGTGCGCATCGAGCCGCCGCGCGTCGCCTCGAATGTGGATACGCCCGCCAGCACTGCCAAGACCCGTAACCCCCGCAAGGAGACCACCGCATGACCACCATCACCCTGCGCGAACCGATCGAGATCAATGGCGCCAAAGTGGGGGTGCTCAAGCTGCGCCGCCCCAAGGTGCGCGACCTGGAAGCCATCGACAAGATCGCGGGCGAGACCGCCAAGACCGTGGCGCTGATCGCCAATCTGGCCGAATGGACACCGGAGCAGGTGCGCGAGCTCGACGCCGCAGATTTCGCCGCGGCCAGCAAGGCCGTGGCGGAGATGCTGGGAAACGGCTGATCCACCCGATGGACGGGTTAGAGATGCTGGCGCTCGCCTATCGCTGGCCGCCGGAAGTGGGGCGCGGCATGGACGTGGCCGAATTTGCCGAGTGGGTGCGCCGCGCCGAGCGCGCGATCAAGGCGCACGGCGGCCTGTGAGGATGTAGTGCAACCATCCGACGATGGCGCGCATGATCGCCACCAGCGGCCACAGCGCCAGCGTGAGGATGGCCACGGCGGCTGCGCCCTGCCATGACCAGCCATCCACCGCCAGCGTCAGCGCCGAGGCCAGCAACGCGAGCAGGAATGCCAGAATGAACGAGGCCATGCCATGAGTATAGCCGGGATGACGGTTGGCGTCATCATCAGCGCCATCGACCGCGCCAGCGCCCCCATCAAGCAAATCCATGGCGCCACCTCCACGCTCGGGCGCGCGCTGGAGTCCATCTCGACCAAGGCCGCGCTGGCCGGGGCCGCGCTGCATGGCGTGGCGCTGGCCACATCGGGTCTATCCAGCCGCATGCAGCAGATCGGCATGCAGGCCGTGCATGCCTTTGCCGCGTTCGATGACGCGCGCGCCACCATCGCATCGATGCCTGGCGTCACGCAAGAGGCGCTGGCCAAGATGCAGGCCTCGGCCTTTGCCTTCACCCGGCAAAACCGCGCCACGCTCACCGACTACTACAACACCGCCTACAACATCCTGTCAGCGGGTATCCCGGAGGCGCTGGCCACTTACGCCACCGAGGTCTCGATCAAAGTCGGGCAGGCCACGCGCGGCAGCGCGGACGAGGCCGGCGAGGCGGTGGCCATCCTCTGGAACAACATGCGCGACGCCAGCCGCGACGCGGCTGCCGAGTTCGCGCGCATGGGCGACATCATCACCGCCACGCAGCAGCGCTTCCAGCTCAAGAACCTATCGCAGCTCACCGAGGGGCTGAAATACGCCACGCCTGCGGCCAAGACGGCCAGGCTCGCGGTGGACGACATGGGCGCGGCGCTTGGGCGGCTCAACAGCGCCGGCCTGCAAGGCTCCATGGCCGGAACGGCGCTGGCCAACATGCTGGCCAATCGCTTCAAGGCGGCCGAAGAAATCGGCTTTCGGGTTGCCGTCAAGAAAGGCACCGGCGAGATCGACCTCTTGCGCACCCTGGAAAACCTCAAGGCCAGGATCGGCGACATCAGCCGCCTCACGCCCGAGATGGAGGACAAGCTGCGCAAGGGCTTCGGCGAAGAAGGCTTTCGCGCCGTCATGCTGCTGCTGGGGCAGACGGAGCAGCTCAAGGAAGACCTCGCCGCCATCCGCAACAGCGCCGGCGCGGCCGATGCCGCCAGCCGCATCATCAACGCCAGCGCCGGGGCCAAGTGGCAGCAAATGCTCAACCGCATCGAACAGCTCTGGATACGCCTGGGCGAAGCGCTGCTGCCGCTCAAGGACGCCATCGCCGGCGCGGTGCTGGCGGCGGCGGACAAGATAGACGCGCTCATCACCAAGTTCCCATCGCTGACCCGCTGGGTGGTTGGCGGCGTGGCCGCGCTCTCAAGCCTGGCGGCGGCCGCCGGCACGGCGCTGATCGCCATCGGGGCGCTGGGCAAGCTGCGCGGGCTGTTTGGGCGCGGCAAAGCCGGCGCCGAAGCACCAGGAGGCACCCTGCTGGATGCCGCTTCATCGGCCATCGGCGGTGTGCAGAAGGTGTGGGTGGTCAACATGCCCGGCGGCGGGCTGGCCGGTGACCTGCTGGGCGGCGCTGCCGCTGGTGGTGCAGTGGACAAGGCCACGCAAGCCGCGCGCACGCTTGGCGCGCGCATTCGCAGCATGATCGCCGGCCTCATGATGTGGGGTCAGCTTGCATGGGGCACCATCGCGCCGTGGCTCGCGCGCATCGGCTCGCTGATCGGCGGCGTGCTTTCGCCAATCGCCAAGCTCGCCGCTGC